AAACTAAAGGTGTTGATGAAGCAATTTCACAAGCAGAAGCAGATTTAGCAAAAGCAGAAGCAAGAGTTACTGAGCTTAAAGCAGACATTGCTGAATATAAAAAGATTAAAGGTTAATTATGAGTTTACCAGCAGTAGGTAATACTAATTTTGGACTTTATAGCGTTGGAGCTGCAGTAGGAGAAGCTTGTGATGTGCAAGAAACAACAAACATTAGTTTAAAAGGTCTTTGCACAGGAGCTACTCATACTTTCGGCACGGGAGATGGAGATGCTTGTAATAATTTTGATACACTAGGTGGAAGCAATAATTCTATTAGTGGTTATTCAAGTAGTGGTACTGATACAACAGCAGCAGTATTGTTAGCAATAGAATCAGCTCCCTACAAAATGTCTGAATTGATAGGTGGAACACACGAAGCAGGTGGTGGACCAGGAAGATAATGATTTGTAGAGATAAAAAAAGTAAAAAAAATGTTGACAAAGATAAGAATAATTTAGTATTTTATATTGGTGAAGTACATAAGGATATTCTTAATACTTTTTACCCTTTTCTTAAGAGGAGAAACTATGGGCGTAAACGATAATCAAATAAAAGAATTAATTAAAGATGTTTGCGTGCAGTTAGGAGAGAAATATGCGCAACCTAAAGCACTGGACATTGTATATGCAACTGGTCTTGTGGAAAGCAAGTATCAATACATTCAGCAAATTGGAGAAGGTCCAGCAAAAAGCTTCTGGCAGGTGGAACCAGAAACTGCTGTGGACAACTGTAAAAACTTTATATCAGCACGTCCTGAACTTCTTCAGAAGTCTGCAGATATTCTTGGTATCGACCCTTATTATTTTATTGACCCTAACATCGATGATTGGGACTGGATTCTTCGCACTAATATTGCTGCTGGTATATTGCATTGTAGAATTAAGTATTGGCGCATACCAGAGCCTATTGAAGATGGGCCTCAAGGATTGGCTAAATATTGGAAACAACACTATAACACAGAACAAGGAGCGGGAAGTGTAGAGCATTTTCTGCACTTAACAGAAGGAAAATTATAATGGCAACATCATTTTATGATATATTGGGAGATTTACAAACTGGGATAGGTTACGGAAAAACACAAGGTCTTGTTAATTTAGGCTTTGATGTTCAAGACGAAAGAGACCATTTAGAAGGTCTTATAAGAGAGTCTGAAAAAAATATTACAGATGCTGGGTATGACGTAGAAGATTATAAAGCAGGACAAATGAAGAGAGGAGCTCTTCCTCAGGTAGGAGCTGTTGCAGGGAAAATGCTTGGAAAAGGAAAATGGGCAACAGCAATTGCAGGAATGCACCCTATTGGACAGTTAGCTTTATTGGCTGGAATAGGATTTGCTGGAAAAAGATTATTTAGAAAAAAGAAACCGAAAGTAAAACAAGTTGATTTTACACAAGGACCAGGAGGAAGAACAGGCAGATTCTTATCTGAAGCAAGAAAAGATGCTACAATGGACCAAGAAACTTCAACAAGATTTATTAGTGAAGCATTAAAAGGTAGCAAAACAGCAGACCTTCTTAGTTCTGTAGGCACAGCAGCAACGCTTCTTTCTCTAACAGGAGGAAAAGATTTTTGGAATATGGATGAAGCTTCAACTCCTTTACTTGATAGATGGAGTAGGAATATTGCTAATAGAATAGTAGAGCGGGGAACTGGAGGGCTTCTTAATTGGCGTTTTTGAGTCCTAATCAATAAAATAACAAAAAGAGGAAAGTTATATGGCATTTTATGATGAAAGTTTTTTAGATACAAGTTTAGAAAATATATTTGAACAGTATAGACCAAGTAGATATACTGGAGGATGGCAACAGGCATTTTTAGACCCAGGTTCTATGTATGGATTTGGCGCAAAGGGTCCTTATGGTGAATATTTTGACCAATTAAAGTTTGACCCGTCAGAATGGATGCAAGGAAGAACTGCTTTAAAAGAAAGAGCTGGTAAAATGCACGGAAATATTGAAACACAATATGGTCAAGGATTAAGAGGGTTGGGAGAAAAATCTCTTTTAGGAATAGAAAACATAAGAGGTTCTCAAGCAAAATCTGGTATTTTAGGAGGAGCATATGATAGAATGCTTGAAAGACTTCGTCGTTCTGGAGCAGAAAATGTAGGAGATTTATCTCAGAAAAGAGGTGTTCAGCATATGACAGTCAGTGACCAAATATCAAAAGAATGGTCAGCTTATAAAGGACTAATACCTTCATTCCTTTCACAGGCAGCAAATATTGCTATGGGAATCAGAGAATCAAGCCCTACAGACCAAGAAATTAGATATGCAAATGCTAATGATGTTTATAATCTTTCTAGACAATTATCTGGAGAAGCACAAACAGGATTTGTAGATAGAGCAAATCAATTAATAGGCGGAGGAAACTTTACTTACCAATCTCTTATAGATTTATTAGCAGACTATCAAGGAGGAGGAACTTATGGCTAGAAATCCAGTTATACCAACAAATATTGGACGACAGGCTTGGTCAGAATTTTTGCAAACCGCAAAAGAAATAGCTCAAATGAATGCTCAATCTCAGTCGAGAGCGGATTCATTAGCTTATCAAAGAGAAAGAGACGATATTCTTGATAAGAGATATGCTGACAATCAAATAAAAAACGAAACACAAGATAATGTAGATATTGTATTGGGTCTTAAAAGAGAGTATGAATCATACCTTCTTAGAGGTGATTATTCAGTAGCTGCAAAAAAACTAGATTTAGCTATAGGTGAAAGAGATAGAAGAGGAGTAACTGATGGAAGAGTATCCGACGATGTACTTACACCTTTGAAAGAGGATTTGGTTAATTATGTTAATGCTGAAAAGAAATGGAAAAATACTGTTCTTCCAAATTTAAAATGGAAATCTGGAGAAGAATTTGACACAAATATACTAGAAGCTATAAAACTTGATGAATCAGGATATCTTAGTTCAGGAGCTTCTCAAATGTTATATACTATGTCTCAATCAGATGAAGAAAAATGGATTAAACATCAAGGAAAGGCTTGGCGTAGTGCAACAGGAAGCCTTATTAATCTTTCTAAAAAACATATGAAAGAAGTAGGATGGGCTGGTTTATCTGAGAGTGAGAAAAAACATTATAACAACCTTGAATTTCAGGAAAAATGGAAAAAAACAGGTTTAAGTGGTCGTGAAATTTATGAACAACATTTCCAAGCTGGACAATTTAAAGATAGTTCAAGTACCTTTTTAACATCAATAAGAACTATTTACCCTGGATTAGAGACAGCAGAGGGTTTTGGAAAATTCTATAAAGATATGCCAAAAGCTTTTCAAAAAGAGTGGAAATTGCAAATAGCAAAAGGAATTATGGGCTCAAACCCTAATTTTAGCCAAGAACAACTCACTAAAGAATTATGTAGTAGTTGGCAAATTGGTTGTGAAAATCTTAAACCTGATAAAGACTCTGATAAAGACTCTGATAAAGACTCTGATAAAGGAAAAAAGTTAAAAACAAAATCTGATTTTGACTTAAGAAGAGATAAATTTGAAAATAAATTAGAAACCGTTAAAGAAGAAATTATATCCATTAGAGATGATTATAGTAAAAAAATTAAATTAAAAAATAATGAAATTTCTGATACAATATCTGATATGGCTATGTCACCTGGAGAAAAAAGAGAAATAGTAATAAAGTTAAAAAAGGATATTGAAAAATTAGAAAAAGACAGAAAAAAGGAAATTACAGAAAAAAGAACGAAGTCAAATAGACTTGAGAAAGAAATTGCAAGTATCGATAGGGCAGAAGAAAGAGTACAAGAATATATTGAAGGAAAGCCTCTTAATGAAATTCCAGGTGAAATAGGAAGAGCTCAAGGACCTGGAGCAATTGTTACAACACAAGGTCAAACAATTTATAGGTAGATATGCCAGATAATAATTACATATGGGACAACGATTTAGATTTTCTATTTCAAGAGAAAGATAAAGTTACTCCAACTGGCCTACCTAGCATCTCACAAGAAGAAGAGGATTTTATTCCAGATTCTCCAAACTTTTCTCTTGACCCTGATTTAGCTTCTCTATTTGTAGGCAATACAAATTACTATAAACCTAGTAACGAACAGTCTGAAAGTGAAAAAATAGCAGACAGAGAAGGTTTTTGGGATTCAATGCCAGCGTGGTACAAACAAGCCTACAATCAATCGATTGGAGGAATGATTCACGAAATAATGACTGGAGAATCTTATTATAATATTGACGATGCTCCTCAAAGCTTAACAAGGGATATTGTTGCTGGTATGTTATCTTTCTTCGCATCAAAAGAAGATTTGGGATTACTTATTGGAACAGGAGGAGTTGGTAGTGTAGCTGCAAGAGCAGCATCAAAAGGTGTTATAGGAACTGCTGCAAAAAGAAGAGTTGCAACAATGCTTGCTAAAAAAGATAAAGATTTTGTAAATCAACCTTTCTCAATAAAAAGAAAAGCAATAGAAAGAGCTAGAGGAATAGTTGATGATGTTGTTCAAAAAGGAGGAGTCCAGGGATTTATTCTTGGGACACATCACGGTCTTTGGGAGGCTGCTAATCACGCAAGAGATGATATGATTGCAAGCAATAAAGATTTGGAGAAACTTAGGGGAAAAGATGACGAAACAACTTGGGCTAATGCTTTTGGACAAATATTAAAAAAATCAAGACCTGAAGATTTTGTTAAAATGGGAGCTCTAGGGTTTCTTGGAGGAGCTTCTCAAGCATTTAGATGGGTTCCCAAGGGAGATTGGAGCGGGAGTAAAGGATTAGGACTTCTTTCTGAAGGACTTACTTTCGGTGGAGCTTTTCCAGTAGTTTTAGAAGGAAGACCTCCTACTTTTCAAGATTTTGCTATTGGAGCAGGAATAGTTGGTGCATTAAGTGTTCCAGGCGCAGCTATAGGAAGATATAGAAAAATGCGTGATTTAAAATTTAAAGATGAAGTAGGTGAAGTAAAAGTAGTAGATTCACGAGGTAAAGAAATTACATTATTAGAGAGTGCTGCTAGAGAACAAGAAATAGTTAAAGTTTCAAAAGACCCTTCTGGTCAAAATATTTCATACCATCAAATAGGTAAGAAAATAATGATTGACTTAAGTTGGTATAATACTAGACATACATCGAAAAAAGGAGTTGCAAGGGTTGAGGTTGTAGACCCTAATACTGGAAAAGTTGTTTTAGACTATACAAAGAAACAATTTCAACGATATTCTGACAGTTCTGGGCAGCATTTAGAAGTAAGAATTAGAGGTAGAAGAGTAGCTTTTGACCCTAAAGAAGCTAAAATTAAAGGAGATAGTGATAGGAAAATACTTGAAAGAGAAGAAAAAAGATTAGGTCAAGTACAAGATATAGCTCCTTTTGATGTTCAGTTAATATCTGAAAGTTATAAATCTGGACAATCCAAAACTGTTAAAATCAGACAGGGAAGAAATATGTTTGAATTAGATGAGCTTAATACAAATTTATTTTTTAGATTCTGGAGTGCAAACAAAGATAGAATGACTGCCTTTGAGAGAGAAATAGCAAAAGATTTATCAAAACATCAAAAGAAAGATGCTATGGCAAGAGTTCACAGAGAAAGCGTCAAAAATATTGCAAGAATGATGAAAGAGTCTGAGAATGATTTTATACCAGAAGATTTAATTTATGCCCTTGAAGACGTTGCTTATACTTATGGAAATCAAAAATGGATTAAAATGTTAAAAGAAGGGAAAGTTCCTGGTGTGGATAAGATGAGTGATTCTGAATTGTTTTACCTTTCAAAACATTTAGAAGCTGCAAGGAATATAAGAACCTGGATGAAAACACATAAAGATGAGTACAATGTTAATCTTTTAGAACAAATTACTGGAAGAAAATACCGTAGTCCTTTCTCTAGAATGATGGGAGCAGTAAAGCCAGCATATGACCAATTAGAAACTCCTGCAGCTAAAAAAACATTAAGACTTTTACAGAATGTTAATCTTTCCACTATGCAGAAGGTTTCAGATAGATTAACTACATTATCTCAAGTTTTAAACGAGGGAGATAAGAGCGAATTTTGGACAAATTATTTAAGAGGAGTTAAAACGAATAAAGCAGGAAAAACACAAATTACTGCCTGGGAAGACTTAAATAAAATGCAAGAACTAGGAAAAAAAGTTGGAAGACAAAAGCAACATAAGAAATATTTAGAAAAATTAGAAAAAGATTTACTTTTTACAAAAAACCATAAAGAAAAGCAAAATATTAGAAAGAGAATAGATTTTATAAGAGATTTAAAAGATTTAGTAACAGACGAGATATGGGCGGATGCATCTAAGTCAGGTTTAAGTCTTGCGGAATATATTCCTGGTTACTTGCCTAGAATGTTTAGAAGAGAGGTGTTGGATATATTATTTGACACTCTAAAAACTTTTGATGAAAAAGTTGACACTCTTACTAAAGATGTAGGTTTATCTTTAGATTCTAGTATGTATAAAGATAGGTCAGACATATTAAATAAATTAAATTCAGAGCTTAGAGCTAAAATTGAACCCTTTAAAGAAAGAGCTAGAAAAAATCCACAAGACTTACAAGCAAGATATATAACAAAAGCTTGGCAAGCAGCAGAAGATTTATTAAAAACCAAAGAAGCTACAGGGCCTGTTCCAAACGAATTTGACATTTGGGCATTATTACAAATGAATAATACAAATGGAGTGTTTAAAACATTTGCTCCTTTAGAAAAATCTAGGAAACTTGGAGCAAAAAAGGTTACAAGTCAAAATTTAATGAATGCAATAGATTCAGAATTGATGGAAACAAATGTAATACGTTTAATGGGAGAATACCTAAACGGAGCTACCAAAAGAATAGAAATGACAAAGACATTTGGTAGAGGTAATGAGTATTTTAGAAAACTAAAAGAAATGATACCTCACGATGCACAAATGCACGGACTCGGTTTCCAGTTACCAAAAGCTTTGGGAGGACAAAAGCTTCCTTTAAGCGTTCAAACTGAAAGAGATGCAGTGCAGTTAGTAATGGAAGTATTGACTGGTACAATTAATTTTGATAAACAAATACCTCTAGCAAAATCTTTTCAAACTCTATCTAATCTTGAAATGACAGCAAAGATATCTTTAGGGTATGCTGTTATTCCTAATTTAACTCAAACATTTATATCTACAGCTTTGGGTTTTGGTAATGGACTAGCTTTTAAATCTACATTTAACTTAGTTAGGGATGCAAAAACAAGAGAATTTGTAAAAAGAAGTGGAGCTACTATGTTGACTGCTTGGGACGAATATTTAACGAATGATGCTTTTCTACAAATAGGTACAGCAAGAATGTTAAAAACTGAAGCACCTATTAAAGAGATTGTAAGAGACATATTAAAAGGAGAGCAGGGATATAGGGACGGAATTACAGCTATGACAAAATTCTTTGCTAAACCATTTAGTGCTGTAAACTCTGTCAATCAACAGATTGCTGCAGCTACTACAGAACAATTTATTGTTAAAGCAGCAAGAGCTTTAACTGGAAAAAGTAGAGGATTATTAGATGGTATGCCTATTATAAAAAATAAAAGACAAGCTTGGATAAAAAATAAATTAGAAAGATTAGGACTTAATTGGAAAGATGTTCAAAAACACGCAGATGCTATTATAAATAGAAAATATGGAGATATGAAATCAAACCCAGCAGAAGCTAAAATGAGATTAAAGGTATTAAGAGCAATGCAAAGGTTTTCCCTTGAAAGTCAGCTGCAAAGAAATTTTATGTTAGACCCATTTTTATTTAATGACCCTTTTATGAAACCTCTTCTTCTGTTTAAAAGGTTTGGATATAGACAAGCAATGTTTGCTGGCCAGACAATTGAAAGAGAGATGGTAAAAGGAAATGTTTTCCCTATATTAAATTTAGCAGTAGGAGGATATTTTGGAGGTCAATTTGTAATGTGGGCAAAAGAAGAGTTAAATGAATTGATTACTGGCAAAGAGCAATACTACGGAAGAAGTGCAAGGCAAAAAATGTTAAAAGAAAGTCCACAATGGCAAGATTTAGTTAATGCAGCAAGAGCAGTTGGTTCATTCGGAGCTCTTTCAGACATTATGGTTGATGAAGAACCTGCTAATGCAATTAAATTCTTCTTAAAACCTGTTGTTATAGACGATTTTATGAGAATGACAAGAGCTTATGATAGTTTTGCAACAAGTATGCAGACACACTACCCTGACCAATGGGATGTTCCTATTAGAAAAGCAATAGCTGTTGGAGCTCCTGTAGCTGGTGGACCAGTATCAAAGCTCGTAAGAAGAACGGTAGAAACAGAGGGAATGAAAAAAGACCAAGCAAGAGCAAGAAAACGAGATATACTTGATTACGCAAGAGATTTAATTGAAGAAGGAAGACACAAAGAAGCTGCTAAACAAGTTCAAGAATTTAACAGGGTTTACGGGAGCGTATATCCTAGTCTCAGAATCATATCAGAAGACATTAGTTGGAACTCGATTGTAGAAAGATGGAAGAGAAAAACAAAAGAACAAAGAGAAGAAAAAGAATACATAGGATAAAAAATGGAAAACATAGAAGTAATAGTAGAAAGAATAAAAAATGCAATTTCAAAGTATCGAAACAGTAATGTAGAGACATACCAACCTTCATTTGAAGAGGTTCTATTTAGGAATTTTCATCAACCGACAGAAGATGAACTTCGTTACGGAAGTATTAGACAAGGCTATACCAAGGAACAAATTATGGAAGCTCTTTCAAGTGTTTATGACCCTACAGGAATTGCAGGTAGAATAAAAAATATTAGCAAAATTATCAAATCTAATAGAAGGGTTGGACCAAAAAGAACATTAGACCCAGCAACAGACACTGGGCAAACTTTAAGAGAAATAAACAAAGTAGATAAAACATTGAAGACAGACAAGATATCTAATCAAGAACTTAGACAGGATATACTTGATGCAGCTGATGAGCTTACACCTGAAAATGCAGCAAAAATAGTTCAAGAATTATTAAAATATACAAAATAGAAAGGAAATAGAATGGCAAATTTAACATTAATGGATTTACTGCAACAAGCAGAAGATGATACGACTCAAGTCCCAAGAACTGATTTAGAAAATTACAATATGTTAAAAAAACTGGAATCTAAAAGAAACGACGAAAAAATTATGTGGATAATGAGACCTATTATAGAACGTATGATGATTCAGAATTCAAATTCAAATCTAATAGAAGGGCAGACTTTTTTAAAAAGAATAAAAGGTGATACTACAAACAAAGCTACAGATATTGGCAAACAAACCTTGAATGATATATTTGGGAATAAATCTGCAGAAGCTGATTCTATTCAACAAGACTATATTAGACGTCTTTCAGAAGCAGGTCCGCTTGGAATAAAAGGAAAAGCTATTGTGGACAAATTAACTTTTGACCCTTCAGATACAGGACCTATCTTTGGAGAAAATCCTACAACTGAATTAGACTCTTTACAGAGAGATGCTGTTGACCGTCTTAGAAGTGGTGGTCCATTTGGAAAACAAGGTAGAAGGTTAAGAGATTGGTTTGAATCGATAGATTGGGGAGATATATTTGAAGAAATACAAAATCGTGGTTTTACATCAGTTGGCCCAATGAGGCGTCCTGAAGAATAAGATATAAATAAATGGCAAAAATAGATAATATAGCATTATTTAATAGACTTTTTAAATCAAAGAAAGCTATTACAAATCCTTTGAAAGATATTCCAGAGGCAGCTATAAAATATGGAATAGCAAAACCTCTTGAATACACTGTAAAAGGAGTAACTGGAGCAGCAAGTCTTTTAGGAGATATATTAAAAGATTACAAGGAACGTCCTGTTCAAAATATTTCATTTGATGTTGCTACTGGAGGAGCTGCGAAATTCACCCCTCTTCTTAGTGGTTTAGTTAGAGGAGGAAAAGAATATCTTAGACTTTTTAGAGGGTTAAAAGATACAAGACCAGATGAAGTTTTAAGTCATTTAGATTCTTCATATAAGAATATTGTCGGTAAGCACAGAGGACGAGGACAGACTTTAACATACACTTCTCCATACAAAAAAGTTTCTGAAGGATATACTATGCCAAGCGGTAGTATATCAGGACTAAAAGTCTTAAACGAGAAACCATCTACATTACTTCGATTCGATGTTCCTTTGGATTGGGTAGATGAAGTAAATGCTCCAGCTATTTCTTTTTTAAGAAATCTTCAAAAAGCTGATAGTAAGTATTTTGGACATAGTTATGAAGACATACTTAAACTTAGAGAATTGACTAAAGTTTCAACTGGAATTCCTTCTAAAATAGATATACTGAATAAGTTCCCAGGCATAAATCCAGCTAATAGAAAAACATTACAAGATATAATTAAAAACGTTGAAGGCGATAAAAATAAAGCGTGGAATGCATACCATACAATTTTTAGCGAAGGAGTTCCAGCAAGATTTTTAACTGGATTAGATGAATTATATGTTCCTGAACATCTCAAACCAATGTCTAAAAAAGACATTAATTTTATTTTAGAAATGTTACAGGACCTTAAATGATTAATAAATTAAAAAGGAACATCATCCATAGGTTTAGCATCGGAAACTTCCGCTTCTTCTACAGTATCATATAGAGTGCACGTATCGGGAGAAAACCCGACAGTAGCTTTTCCTGTAGAGCCGTATCTATTTTTAGCCACTACAATATCCAATCCATACCTACCATTTTTAGCATTCTCAAAGTCTACCGTCCAAGGATAGTGAGTAAATGCTACAATCTCTGCATCTTGTTCTAAGTTTCCAGACTCAGCAAGGTCACTCAATTTAGGAATACGTTCTGTTCTGTATTCTATGTTACGATTAAGTTGTGAAACAAGAATAACTGAAATATTCTCTGACTTACACAACCATTTATATCTTCTTGATGTATCACCTATTTTCAATCTTAAATCTCTTGTGTCATTATTGGGATATTCTATTAAACCGATATGGTCGTCTATAACGATGTCAGGTTTTATACGTCTAATTTCCCTAAAAGTTCCCTCTAAATTACGAATGTTGTCATACATAAATAGTTTGTCAGTATACTTTTCTTTAATATTTTTTAAACTTTTTTCAATTAATTCCTTATTAGTGACTGCATTATGTCTTAACATATGATATGTAATACCTTCAGATTCCATAGCAATAAACTTTTTCATCATTTCTGTATTTGGCATTTCCCTGTTAAACATAACTACTTTCTTTCCTTGTAATACAAGATTTCTTGCTATGTTTGCAACTGTAGTCGTCTTAGCATTACCTGGACGTCCAGCAAATATAGTAATTTCTCCTTTAGTCATTCCAGACACAATTTCATCAAGAGCCTTTAATCCAGTAGTTGTTAGGTTCTTTTTAGAAAACAATGAATCTTGAGTGTCTTTAAGTAATTGGTCCAAGTCAAACTTTTGTCCTGGCTCAAGATTAATTAAAGAGCTTGCAGTGTCGTGAACATCTACCAAAAGACTTGTTATATCATTTGTATGGTCAGAAGCTCTTCTTGCAATAGTTTCCGACTGAATGACTAACTTCCTTCTTAGCCAGTCTTGATTTAGCTGTCGAGCATATGACAAAACATTAGCTGTAGTAGGAACAGAGTCCATTAAGCCTGTAAGATAATATGTTAATCCGTCTGTTTTTGCTGAAACATTAACTAAATCCACTGGAATGTTTTCGCTTTTCAAAGATAGTATCACTTCCCATATTTCTTGATGTTTTAATTTATAGAATACTTCTTTCTCAGGTATCCAGTCTTTTATTAAATCAAAACATTTTTCATCTACCAATAAAGAGCCAAGAACAGCTTGTTCAGATTCTTCGCTATGTATACCTAATGCTTCAAGTTGTCCCATTATCATTCTCCTTACATTCGTGACATATTCCCTTTACTAAAGGAATGTTATTATAAACTTCTGGGTCTAAGAAATTTGGTTGAAATTTATTTCTTACTCCTATCTCTATTGCCCAAGCTCTTCTACATTCGGGACACCTTGTAGGAATCCTTGTAGTAGATATTCTATTTTTATTTTTATTTTTTAATTGTGCGTTATAGTATGGATTTTGTTTACTATGCACATATTTATCTATTGCTTCTTTGTCAAACCATTCTTCGTCATCAAAATAGTAATACAAAGACATAAAATATGATTTTTCTATCTCCCAGTCTTCTTTAGACTTGTAATCGTAATTAACTCTCAAAATAACTCCCTATGTTACTGATTTAATTGAAATGTAAGTTGGATTAACTCCAACAAATCTTTATACCTTATTGTAGCGTATATCTCTCCTCTATCTTCTTTTAGTAATGTAATATCACAATCGTCTGGTGGCAGCAAGTATTGTGCAATGTTTTTTCTAACCTTGCACTGCACTTTCATTGTTCTTGACATATCTTCGCTTAGTAAATATTCTATAATAATATCAACTTCAGGAGACATTCCAAGACTTCTTCCGTCGCTACCCCAAGCTCTCTTTGAGCTAAATCCGTGCTGCTCTGCTACTTCAACACATTCTTTCTCAAATCTGTTTCCTTTTGCTTTTTGCTTGTTTGCCATATTGCTTAATTAATCTCCTTCTTAATTTGGATTTCTCTTTTCCAAACTTTCTTCTATTTCTTCCCATAATTTAATAGATTATTCTCCCTTCTGTCCACATATTTTTTTACCTGCCCACAAATCTAAATAACCTACTAATTTATTTATATTGTAGTTTTTATCAAATTCAGTCTGTTTTGGCATTTCTCTCATTTCCCATTTATAATTATACCCAGACTTATCAAGATTGGTAATATTAAATACATATATATCGTTAGGAGTTCCAACAATATATAAGAATTTTTTATCGAATAAATCTGAATACATAATATTGTAAGCATACTTATCAAACTCAATAATATAATTTTCATACTCTTTGTTCCTATATTTAATTTCAATTATGTAATCATTGTTGTATGCGTCAAACCTGTGATACTCATCTTTGCATAAAATAGGTTTATCTTCACTAAAATGCTTATTTAAGTGCTTTAATACTAATAATTCATTTTTTTTCATACTTCTCCAAAATTTTTATCTCGAGAATGCCCCTATAAGCGTGTTTAATTATTTTTCCGATATAACTATCGACTAAAATATGTTTCGTCCAAATAGAGGCTATCTCGTTCTTTATTTTAAAAATTCTCCATTTCTCACTGAATTACACTTCTCTTCGTTATGTTCGAAGTGATTTGAGCGACAAGGAGAGTGAATCCACACATACTCCCAGTCAATTCCCATTACTCCTTCTCTTGATTTATATATTGTTAAACCTTCTTCCCATCTTAAACTCTCGTATATATTATCTAATTCTTTTGGAGTTATAAAATATTTTAATAAAGATTCAGTTCCACATATTGTTCCGTGTTCAGTTAGATGATTGAGAATTTTCTTTTTGTTTCTCAATATCATTTATCTCCCTATACCTTTTTCGAAGAATATGGACGAGATATTTTTCTTCCCGTCCACAAATTTCTTCTATACCTTTTTTACCAAAGGCTAACCTTTTAGTTACAATTACTTCTGTCATTCCTTTATTCCAACCCATTAAGTCTTGGAATGAATTCATAATATTATTCCATTTAGAAATTTTCATAATATATTTTATACTCCCTTCTCTATTAATAAAATTTTTAATGCCAACCAAAAATTGTATTTGTTTATACGTATTAAAGGGTAAACAGGATTGGTTACCTGCCCGCTTCCTTTTAAAGCGTATTGTGAGAAGGGAATATAATTAATCGCAACTGTCACAATGATTTGGACCAAATGCGGCTTTAGAATTTTCAATGACGTCTTCTTCAGTCATAGAGTCATCTTCTTGTTCTTCTCTGTATTGAGACTGATATTGATTTTTTATAGACGTTCTAAGATTTGAACACAATTCATTCTCTCCTTCACATCTATGCTTTTCTATCATCTCAATTAAAGCCTTTATTTGCTCTTTATCTAATGTAATATTATAGCTCATATTTTAAAAAGGTAAGTCGTCTTCTTTCAAAGGTTTACTTACTTCCCTATTTGATTTGAAAACATTGACTGCAAGAGGAGTTACTCTTTCCTCTCCGTCACTTCCAGTCCACTTGTCGTGAACAACTTTGATATTAACAGGATTACCTGCAATATCAGACTCCATTATGTAAGGTAGAAGATATCTTCCTTGCTCGTCTTTATCTATATTATAACCACAAGCCTCGACAAAAATCATATACCCTTTATTATTACCTTGATTATCTTCAAGATTTGGATATTTTTCTTTGTCAGGAGCTTTAAATCTAAAATAACCTTTAGATTTAACTTCTCTTCCTTTCAATTCAGGATATCTCTCGTCATCAATAGAATATGTTGCTTCGAATATATCACTAAGATAGCTATTCTTTACAACTATATCTTTCTTGATAATAAGTTTGCTAACAACTGCTTCATATGTTCCTTCTTCTATCTTATACGATTTATTTCCAGTCGTATCTTCTGAAGGATTATAATAAGCTACGTTGCTATCAATGTCATTTAGTAATTCATTAACATTACTCATTTTCGTTCTCCTTAGTCACTTTTAGTTTAGACAACACTTTATCGTAATTGCCTTTATTTATTTTTCCAGACTTTAAAGCAGCGTCCATTTTATCTGCGTCTTCTGTGCTCATTTGAGATATTTTAGTAACCAATATATCATACTGTTCTTGCGAAAGAGTGTTATCAATATATTGTTTTCTATATACATCATCTGCGACATTACACAATCTATTTACCGCAACTTTAAAAGCATCTGAATTTGCAGCTTTTAAGTCGTTACCTAAATCGACATATCCACCACCACTTCTCGATACAGCTATTCTGTGAGCAGCGACAGAGTCAAAACTTCGAGGAATTCCCTCGTCCATAATTTTTAGACGTCCGTGCACTACTATTGCCTTATCTCCTAATGTTTCATACTTAACTACCTCCCAAGACCAAATTGGATAGTGTTGGTTTAGACGCCAACGCATATATCCTTCGTCTACATAGTCAAAACCATTTCTACTTTTAACTACATCTTGAGGTGTAGATTGCTCTGAAACAAATTGGTGTTTATCAGAAAGCTGAGCTTCGTAAAAACCGTCACTCAAATCTGGTAAATTTGATTGCTTCAATGCATCTCCTATTGTCATAGGCTCTTCTTTCTTAACCATTTATACTCCCATTGTTGTATGGACACAAGTGTCTGACTTCACAAAAAGCCTCACATTTTCGTCCGTTCCAAGTTTGTTCTGTCGTGCATTTTTCAGGTAAATTGTCGCATTCTAATGCTTTAACTAATTTATCTCTTGCACTTAAAAATTTATATTCCAATACTTCATCGTCATATTTTGGTATTTCTATAAGGTATATATTTCTATCAAGTCCTCTTTCTCTCGCAACGATAATTCCTCCGTCTCTCAAGGTAACTTGTATATACATTTTATCTACCTCTTGCCCTTTTCTCTCTAATAAATATCTATACCAGTTTAGCTGCCAACCCCAATCTCCGTAGTCTGCTAATCCTTCGTCTCTATACCAATCCTTAACCATTTTAGGGCTACCTTTTTTACCCCACTTACCAGACGATTTATATTTAGCTCCCGACGGGCAAGGTATTTTATTATAAGTCATACCTAATAATTGAGAACATTTATAAGAGCCTGTATTCTTATAGTCTATCAACGTCTTTGTTTCCTTGTCATACAAGTCTACTATTCCCGTTATATTAAAACCTTCTAATTCTTCTTCAAGCAAATGTCTGTCGTCTGAATGCTGTTCTAATCGAGCGTGGTGCATAGTTCCTGCTAATGAGAATGCTCTATCTTGAGGATTTATATAATACTCTTCTCTTCTCTTTAAGTAAGCCTCGCACGTCCCGATTAGCAATTCAGTAGTCGAAGGCTTTCTATTTACGTCTCTCTCTTTAGACATTTCCATAAGCGTAGGCAAAGTCATACCCATTTTTTCTACGTCTACTTTACCTTTCTTAACGTCGTCAAAACTTACTTTATCTCCATTTGGGTAGATGAAACCAACTGCTGGCATTTTTACTCTCCTTGTTGTTAACGTAATTTAATATCAATCTATTCAGCGTTTCTTTCATAGAAACGCCCTCTCTTGCAGTTTTTGTTTTAAACTTTATCCATAATTCTCTATCGAGAACAAAAGATGTTTGAAATTTGTTTTTCATACCTGAATTTAGCAACAAATACATACCTTTGTCAACAAAAACTTTAAAACTTTATTTTATAGTTTCTTTCTCTATTGTTATCAAATTGACTGCGTTCCATATTACATTTTGATAATATTCAAGTTCTTGTTCTCCCATTTCAATATTATCTAATATGTCTCCTAATTTCATTAATCCTTTTATAATTTTAGATGTTTCCATTCTATTCTCCATTAGTTTATCATTTACTTTTTTAATTTCTTTTACTAATTCAATATATTTTTCGTCTTTAAATATAATATTATTTTTATTTAAATGTCCTTCGTGTTTTATACTCCAAGTTTTGTCTACTTTACTCATTTTTCCTCCCAGCCGTCATCAGACGGAGCTTCAAATGTGTCTGATTTTCTAATTGTTGACGCTATTCCATTATGAGTTAGTTTAAAGTCATAACCCAAGTCTTCTCTTAAAAACTTAACTAACGTCATAATATAGCCTTGTATATCTTTTGCTAATTTCTCTCTATCCTTTTTTAAGTTCATCTTCATACTCATCTCCTTCATTTTTAAAGTCCCATTTTTTCTGTAGTCGTTTTGCCCAGTCGTCCATTTGTTCTAACGACATAGTTTGACTTAAATAAAAGTCTAAAAAGTTTGCAAAGTCTTTCTTTACATATTTCAGTTCATAGTTTTTAGCTTGTTTCATTTTCTGTCTCCATTCTCATAAAAATTTCATATAGTTTTACTGCTCTTTCCATTCCCTCTACATAACTAACTCCTATATGGTAGTCCAAAGGATAGTCATTTTTTAAATAGCAATCATACATATCGTCGTAAGACATACCATAGTCTTTTTCTAAGTCCTTAATGGTATTTTTTATTTCTTTTTTTATTTTATTTATTTTGTCATTCATAGTTTTATTTTCTCCTTAATAACTATATATGTTAACCATACTCCAAATACTGACATAAATATAATTTCCATTAAACATTGTCCAATTCTTTGTCTGAACTTGTTAATAATTCTATTACTCTTTTAATTTCTCCAACTTCATAACTTCCAAGTCTATCGCTATTAGACAAAAGCCCTATTAGACTATTAATTGCATTTGCTACCTTCCAACTCATTAAAATCTCCTTTTAAAAATATGAGGTGAATAGGTAGCCAGCCAGTAGTCACGAAAGCATACAATCTAATTATAAAGGGTAAACAGGATTGGTTACCTGCGACTGCCTTTTTCAGCCTTAAATTGTTGTTGTTCATAACCTTATTCACCTCAATTATCATTTTATACAATCTACGGAGTTTTAATGAGAATTCCTAATACTTTTTTGTTTTTTTTTAAAAAAAAATACCAATTCGTTTAGCAGTCGCCAATCCGTTTAGCACAGAAAAACCTGTGGATTTTTAAAAAAATTTTTAGACAAAAAAAAGTGGACGACTTTCGCCGTCCACTCTTTCTGTCTGTCGTCTATCTGTCTATGTAAGATAGTTGCCTAACTGGATATAGTCTACTATTTCAGTCGGAACTAACCTATTCCTTGACCAACTGTCATAGTATTGACCGTCTAAATCCTCCAATGTCGGCACTCTGTGTTCTAACCAGTCCATATATTTAAACTCAAATATGTTCGGGTCAAATTCACAGAAACTGGTAACAGACGAGTAACAATTACTTATATGTTCTCGTCTCTTGTCCCTACCGTCAATCTCGGCTACTCTATCTAAATAGAATTGCCTCGTTTTTTGAGGTATATCAAATATGTCAAACATATTTGTCATAGTCAAACACGGCTGTTGCGATTTTGCCTGTAACAACTTGTTTATTAAACAATCAACACGATAAATTCCGTCCTGATTTTTGAAACCAAGTGCTCTTGACAAAGAGGCAGACATATCTCTATATTCTGCAATATTAGTCCTATCTCTTTCTCCTATCCCAACTCGTCCGTTAAAGTGTTTGTTCAAAGACTTTAATGTCTCTGTGTCAAATCCCTTAACATTCGGAGTTATTAAAGATGTCAGAAATTTAGAACTATTCAACTGGTCGTCAAATACTCCATTTAGTTTCATTGTTTCAGACATTTCGTAACACTTGTCAATAATCTGTCCCCAAACTATTGACCAGTGTATCATCTTGTCAGGATTAAGTGTGCCTGAATGATATCTTAACTCCGTTCCTGCATTAGCTTGAAAATGACTATGCAAGTTGTAGCCGTGATATCTCTTGTCGTGATATTTCTCGTTACGATAAGACCCGTTGTCATAATAGAACTCCATAAAACTGTCTCTATCTCTGACCCAACCAAAGTCCTCTAATCTTTGGCTGACGGGAGCACACCACCTTGACATTCTCCTTGACGGAGCAACCCAACTATATATGTGAGGCTCGATTAACTTGACCATTAAAGTAAGAACTGCAAAATGATACCAGTCATAATCTCTTGTGTCTATATGTAAATGATATCCACATCTATGACTAATATAACTGCCGTTACTATCTTTTAGGAACTCCGTTGTTGTCTGATAATCTCTTGCCTGTATATCGCCTCGGCGAGGTGCAAAGACATATTCAAACCCATACGGATGTTCCTCGTCTGTAATAGAGCCGTCTGTTGTAACAGATATAGTTCGCGACTTGAACATAGGTCTATCTCCTGCTAACTCAGTTTCAGTTAGAGGTAGTCTCGTCCTGTCTATACTTGAATTCAGTCCTCGTTGCATATCGGAGTGTGAAACACTGCCGTTATCGTTGCACTCGATTTCTGCACCCATATATCGTTTAGACGGGATTACAGAGAAACTATCTTTGTTATTCGTCATATCATCAGACTTGACCATAGTGCCATTATGTAGGCAATATCTGTCCTGTCTCGGATTAACAAAGTTGTTATTCTCTGCGACCTCTCTATTAGACCAGACTGTCCATTGGTAACTGCTATTATCGTCCCAACAATACTCGCAATAATACTCGTCGCCGTATTCGTCGTGACAACAATTGTCTAAATGATGAGGCTCACCACAACCTGTGCAGTGAAAGTATTCGTCGTAAAAACATTCCTCACAGAGCTGTCCATTACCGTTAGTGCCATAGGCAGTCTGGTTATTATAGACACCACTGCAATGTTCACACGAGAACATAGTCTCATCAAAACAGTCCTCACAGATAGGATTTCCTCTCTCGTCCTCCATTTCCTCAGACAAATCACAATTGTTCTCACAAGAACAACATTCAAAAGAATTGTCGTCTTGTTCGTCCACTTGTTGATTTGTCGTTTCGGTTTGAATATCATCATCAGTCGGAGTAGTCATTCGAATAAACATCTCGTCCAACCTTGATGATACATCATTTTCGGGAGGTTGTAAGTTAGGATTGTCTGTATTTTCTGTCGGCATAACTTATTCTCCTATGTTATTCTGATTGTGATTTATGTCAGCATTGATTAGGTCTAATTCGTCTAATGTCAGATATTTATCGCCGTAATTATTTAACTCATCAATTACGGTTTCCAAATCCCACATTTCGCCGTTTTCAAACACATAATACCAACAGTCCTGATGTTCGTCAAAAATCCAGTCAGATGGATTTCCTCCATATACTCCAACTAAATCATATCTCTCTTGATTGAGAGCGACATAATCATCAGACACTGTCTCTAACACCATACCATTCTCGTCTAATAATGCTCCTCCGTCATAGTAGTCTAATGCATTATTATATCCATAACTATTATGACTATAATAACGAGTGACTGCTGATGAGGTTATAGACTTATCGTCGTCATCATCATTTGACCAAGAATTGTAGTTGTTAATTGCGACATAGTTCACTACTCTACTATCATACTCAAACTCTGTTTTAGTCACATTTGTTTGGAATGAATTAAACTCGTCAATGTTAAATCTATATAAGTTGTTTTTAGACAACTGATATACCTCAACATTCTTAATTCCAGCTGATGAAAGTGCTTCGTCTAAAAAGTCGCCCTCACTCGCATAGAATAGAGTTCTTAATTCAGAAACATAGGCACAATAGAGTGGTCTATTGTTTTCACGACACAAATTCAGAACTTTGTTATTGTCCTTGACAAAAGACAAAGCAAAGTCACTGTCAAAATGCTTAATCGCCTCTTGAATAGTGTCTGCTTTATCTATTGACTTAAAGATTAACTGACTATCTACTGGACAAAACTTATTAAGTTTCTCCTGCATTTGGTCTATGTTATAGACACAACCATTGTGAGCTCCAACAACTCCTCCAACCTTAAACGGGTGGGCATTGTTTTCTGTTATAGCTCCTTCTGTCGCAAAACGAGTATGTCCTAATAATATATTAGTTCCTTTGTTTATTGACTTGATTGCTCTTATGTAGCCTTGACTGTCTACGAATTTACTACTTGGTAGTAGAGACTTATGTATTTCGACTGTATCTCCAATACTTGCGATACCTGACGAATGAGCCCCTCTGGTCTCACTGTCTACTGCTAAATCTCGCATAATATTCTTGACGGTTTTAAACTCTTGTCTTGAATATCTGTCTGGTGATTTCGCCATTCCATAAATTCCACACATAGTTAAACTCCTGTCCATTTGGTTAAACTCCCTAATTGCTCGACCAGTGTCTCATAACCACTATCAATTAGGCTAATATTTGCTGTCTGCAAATTCTTTGGACAGAAATCGCCCGTCTGAAAGATATTACTATCTTTAATAAAACGACGGGCTATATCTCTGTCTCTCATCTCAAACGACCATTACCAGTTAAAGCTTTCTGCTTTGTCCATACTTATTAACTGGTTTTCTGCTTCTTGTAGTGTAGTCGCAAGGTCTATTCTATATCCCTCATCTGTCCACACATAATGCAACTCAATATCTATCGTCTTAACTCCTTCATTTAGTAAAGGGTCACAGCCGTCAGATATGTGTCCATCATACAAGGCATCATCTCTATGTCTCAACTCTGTTGCGACATCTGAATTGGAACTAACTCCATACTCGCCACAACAGTTGTCGTCGCAGTTGGCTTCGTCCACTATTTCATAACCACTCATATTGTCTCCTAACTGTTGTCCTGATATACTGTCTATACTACTGTGTCTATCAAAACAACATATATTAACATTTAAGGCAGACCCATTCTGTCTACAATTCCTGTCTAAACTATCTAAATGCATTCTGCCCATTATCCCACAATCTACGGAGGCTCCAACTTTAAAGCAATAGATACTTATATTTTTTTTTGTCTCAACGGGCTGTCTGGATTACTTCACGGGAATAGTAAAGCCAAAGCATTTGGCTTTACTACTATATTGTCAAAAAAATCCCGTCGGTGCCTCGTCGTCTATAATTACAGCCAATACATTTGGCTGTAATTATCATTCCGTTCCGTTTAGCTTCACCCATTTACCCGTCCGTTTAGCTTTACCCGATTGCCAAAACATCTATAATTGTTTCGCGAGAGATGATTTCTCTCTAATAGACTTTTAAAAATGGCAAAAATTAGGTGTTCAATTTGATTAATATTTTGGATCTGATTGTATCTCTAAAAAACGGCTATAAAATGAGTATTTGCCCCTTTTGTCATTTATTACTAAATTCTATAAAATGAACAATAATAAACAACTGGGGCCAAAGGCCCCGAAAGGTAAATAAAATGAGAAGTTCATTAGAACAAGATACCCGTGTTGGTGTTAGCTGGGAAAATAGAGAACAACATACGGACTGGGCTTACGAGGACTATTCAGAAATGAATGGTGTTAAGATACCAAAGGATACAACGGCCCGTATCTATTTAAGTAACGAGGAAACGGCTAAAAAACACTTTGAGCCGTGTGCTTCATTTGTTGAAAACAAAATGAGCCGTTACGACCTAACATATAGAGTAACACAAAAACGAGGGACTTCGGCCTTTAATATCTTTACTGGCGACGGCTTTACATTATCGGCTAATTGTAAAGATGAAACCGAATTAGAGGACCGAAAGGAAGCAAAAACCAAATTGCAAAATTCCTTGTCTCTTGTTAATTCCGTAAATGACCTGGCCGAAAAATACGGCTGGGGAATTAAATCAGTAAGTAGAGACCCCCAACAAGAAGCTACTTATAAAGTGGTAAGGTTTAAGCTATCGGCTGACCTAACCAACCAACCAAATACCGACCAACCGGTAATTCCCGAAAACGGCTAAAATATAGCCATCTCAAACGGCCCCCGTTAGTCTAACCGACGGGGGCCAACCCTACAACCCAAAAAAAAACGGCTAAAAATCGTGTTGTCTCGTCGGGGGTCTGCAGCTAAACGCGAAAGCGTTTAGCTGCACAAGTTCTTATACGTTCGCCAGAGCATTTAGCTGTACTATTCCGTTTAGCTTATAATATTATAACAAGCCGTTTAGCTTAACGGACTCATAGGAGCTGAACCGTCTGGGTTATAGGTAAAAATACAAAATAGACAAAAAAAAAGACAGACCCGAGATTTCTCCCAGGCCTGTCCTTTTGTGTTCACCTATGGAACTAATAAACTTCCATTAGTTCTTTTGGAGTAGGGTTAGGTTTTTTACCACTACTCAATGATGGTCTTTCAGGCAAGTGTGTTACACTTGATTTCTCACAACTGCAACCAGCTTGTTTTGTTTCAAACAAATGGTAGTATTGTTTAAATGCTTCCAGTTTGTGAGTATCTGATAACCATATTATGTAGACTAAATGATATAATTGCTCAATACTTAGATTAAGTATCTTATATGCTAAATCACCTACATATTCATCTTTATTTCTTGGTTTCATTACACTATTCCTTTCGAGTGCTACCGGTGGTGGGCGAGGTAAAGCCCACAACGATTTTGATCTGAACTAACTCACCGGTAACACTCATTAATGGTTTATATTAAACTACAATTTACGGCTGTCATCACCATCATAGTAGTTATCTATTTTAATAGCTTTGTTAAAGCCGGTCTTATAACCCCTATCATAAGCATTTCTATCAGCTAATGATAGTATTGTTACTAGATTGCCTAGTAAGCTAAACACTAACAAAACTACAATAAATCCCATATCCATAGTAAACTCCTTATATTAGTTATAATTAATTATATCCTGCTTTCTGTTGCCAGGTAGCAGGAGACCCCGAAGCTAATTCATAGTCGCTTATCGTTGCTACTTAGACAATTGTCTATTAGCAAGGTATTCGATATCTGTGTTGGCTTTCTTAAGTTGCTTAACAAGAAGGTCAACCCTTTGTTCCAACTTATAAACCCGCTCAGATCGTCGATGAAAGAAAGCGAAAGCATTGAAAGTTAATACTATAAATAGTATTAATGCCAACACTTGCGATAACTCAGTCATATCTAAACTCCCATAGGTTATAATTAATATTATGTATTAATAGTGCTTGTAATTTTCAGTAGCATTTGTTCGCCCCGAGGTGGCTTGTCTACCTGTTACTCCAATTGTCAAATACATACTAAATTGGTGAATTTAAATGACAAAGTCAACACTTATTTAATCTTTTTTTGAAATTTTCAACTAAATCCCTGAATTTGCAAATTCAAAAAGACCCGACCCCCTGGGGCAAATCAAGGCTGACACGCAATCTAGGGCTATTTTTTGGGTATTGTATGGAATTTTGAACGAAATGTCAAATTTTGCGGGTAATATTCTTGATATATTGTTTTTTTCTTTAAAAAAAAATTTTCGTGGCAAAAATCGCGGGAAGGCTTCTCTAGAACATTGAGTATTAAGAGAAAATAAGATTTAATATTCTAAGGAAATAAGAACATCGAACATTATAGTCTTTTTTTTCGTCCTTCGGACTGTTAAAGGTAAGGTAAATTGATTCCTATTGTCAACACTTATTTTAATAATTATAACGTCGTACGTTTTTTTATCTTTTTTTATAATTGTATTGACTTGTGTAGCAATTTTTACCTAAATTGCATACACATTGAGAGAAAATACCAATATAGGGAGTAAAATAATGGCAAAAAAAGAAAGAAACCTAGTAATAGGCGGACATAACTATGATATACTAATACAACCACTTGTACATAAAGAACGTGGTAAGGTATTATACGGAAGACATAGTGTAAGAGACAACACTATATTAATAAATGAAGAAGTAGCTCATTCAAGACAGGTCGAAACATTAACACACGAAATTTTACACGCAATTTACTTTAATTGTGGATTAGAACACGATGAAACAGTAATAGACGCATTATCAAATGGATTATATCAATTAGGAGTAGGAGACTATTTATGGAAACAAACCAAAAAATAATTAAAGCAAAAAACGAAGGTAATAAGGAATTAGTTCAAAAGCTTCAACAGGGGCTCGATAAATCACCTGAAAACGTAGTACAGTATATTCGAGAAAATTACCCCGAAACTGAAGAAATGTTTCAAAAAGAACTAAATAATATGTATATGACCTTTTGCAGGAAGCAGTACGATTATGGTCCTGGTAACATTGCTATGGGAACATTGCTTAAGAGCGATAAAGAAATCAATCAATCCTTATTTGGAATCATTGTAAGGATGAATGATAAAATAAACAGACTACTTAATCTATCAACTAAACACAACTTTAAGGCACAAAACGAGCCTATAGAAGATGCGTTTTTAGATATAGCGATATATTGCGTGATGGCATTAATAGTCAAAGATAAGAAATGGAGTAAATAATGGCTAAGAAGAAAACATCAAAAAGAGCTAAGAAACAAATGGGATTTTGGGAAAGAGTAGCTCAAGGCTGGAAAAGGTTCTTTTCATCCGCTTGGAGTAAATAATGCCTGGCGTTAGATGGACAGAGGACGAAGTAAGAATATTAGACCAATATGAACGTACAGCTAAATCAGCGTTCGTATTATATCAGGAAATAAGAAAAGCTGGATATAATAGAACATATAAGGCTGTTACAAAGAAGATTGAGTCTTTAGGATTACATAAGCCTACTAGATATACAACAGGCCACGAAATTACAATAGGGTACTTAGACATTGAATCTACAGGATTTTCTGCTAATATCGATGTAATGTTGTCTTGGTGTATAAAAGGTAGAGGAATTAAGAAGGTCGAAGGAGCTTGTATCACAAGGGAAGAGCTAATGTCCGATAAACAAGATGCTCGCATAGTAGAACAACTTGTAGACGAAATGAACAAATATGACATTATATTTACATATTATGGAACTAGGTTCGATATTCCGTTTATAAGAACAAGAGCTTTGCATCATAAAACACAATTCCCTATGTATAGGCAAAAAGCACATAAAGACCTCTATTACCAGGTTAAATCTAAATTAAAACTACACCGCTCATCTTTGATGGCTGCGACAGAGTTTTTTGGAATTTCTGGTAAAACTAGAGTAAAACCAGAACATTGGCAAAAAGCACGTTGGGGTGATGAAAAAGCTCTTAAATATGTATATGACCACAATGTTGCAGATGTTGTTATACTGGAGAAACTGCATCGTATTATAGAAGATTACGCTGCACCTAATATTAACCCGCTATAATACAGGAGAGAATATGGCTAAGAAAAAAGAAAATACAGAAAATCAAATAACTCTTAACTATGAAGGAAAAGAGTACAAATTTGATTTTAACTCTCTTACTAGAGAAGCTCAAGCTGAATATAGAAGAGCCAACGAAATCGCGACTGATATGCTTAGAGTTGAGCAACAAATGTCTGAGAAGAGATGGCTCTTAAATAAATACATCTCTTTTGTTATTTCTGAACTTGATTTGAAGGATAATTTACCTGAAGTTGAAGAAAACAAAGATGTTGACAGCAAAGAGGGAAAATAGGTATATTAGATGAAAGCCCGTAAAGTTAATGGGGTTGAACATCATTTGTATAGAGATGTCGCTGAATTTCGAGAATACCATACCAGTATAGGATTGGTTGAAGATTGGCGACACTCTAACAAAGGAGATTGGACTCTCTGTGACGATGGACAAGTATGTCAAGTATTACATCTTGGTGTTATGAAGAAATCTAACAGAGCAAAAGAAACAACCTTTATTAGAACAATTATAGGGTCTTTCGTCTGTAGTCCTAGAGTAAAGATGGAAGGAGAGATGCGAACTAATATGCATACATTTTCAACAGATGGCAAATCTCCTTCAGTCAGAAAAAGAGAAAGAAAGCACGCTACAGAAAAAGAGTTTCTTTTTGCTAAATATGTTGCAAAAGGAGATGAGGTTGTTGATGCTTATATGAAAGCCTTTCCTAGTAAGAAAGAAGCATATGCAGCATCGCAGGCAAAAATGTTATTAAAAACAGATAGGATAAAGAACTTGGTTAGAGAAGAGATAAACAAATATTTAAATGAAGCTGAAATAACTCCTAAATATCTATTAGAAGAAATGAGAGATATTATAGATAAATCTGAATCTACAGATAGAGATAAAATAACAGCTTTAACAACATTAATGAAAATATCAGGAATGATGGACACTGAAAAGAAATCAGAGTCATTAACAGTATTCCAAGGATTTACAAAGGAGCAATTAAATGCAATTCAAAAACCCGAAGACAAAAAACTTCTTGAAGTTAAAAAAGATATCGAGAAGTAAAAGATGTCAAATATGTCACAACAGAATGAGAAATACAGGAGTTTTTGTATATTCTAAGGAGAGAAAAGACGCTACTGCAATAAAATGCATTAATTGCTTGACAATATATAACACAGACTTTGAACTTACACATTTAGGAATACCTAGACAGGTAGCTTACTCGTGAAGTTGGCTGTATATGGCACACTAAGAAGAGGAGGTACAAACACTGGAAGAGTTAAGGGTTTTAGCCTTGTTTTTCCGGGAACCAAATCATTTCCTGCATTAATTAAAAATACTGAAGGAAAGGGCGCTGTCGTAGAATTAATGGATGTAACTCCTGAAGATTTATCTGTATATGACAGGTATGAAAATGTAGATGGAGGACTTTATGTAAGAACAACAGCAAATGTTGAGCTTGATGATGGAACAGAAGAAAAAGCTTGGATTTATGTAGCAGGACCTCAATTATGGCAAAATTCTTCATCTTTCACAGAAGTTCCTGACCAAGACTGGTTATCAATGAAAACATTAATAATGCTGGATAGAGTATATGAGCAAAGCTACGAAAAAGAAAAAGGACCTATTTAATATAATTCCTCCAGACCTTTCTCAGAAAGAGAAAGCTTTGGAAATGGCAAGTAAAAATATTATTACATTTGGTCAAATGTTTTTACCTGAAGACTTTATGAAATCAGGTCCAGCTCCATATCAATATGAATTAAGTGACCTTCTATTAAATGATGAAGAAAAAAGGTCTTGTATTATACTTCCTAGAGGGCACGCAAAATCAACATTAGCTAAAACAGCTTTATTACACAAACTATATTTCAATCCTTTAGATAGAAAAGAATTTATTGCTTGGGTATCAGAAGAGCAATCTCAGGCTGTTGACCATATTAAATATATACAAAACCATATTGATATTAACCCTGCATTACAATATTACTTTGGAGACCTAAAAGGAGACAAGTGGACTGAGAAAGAATTTACCACGACAAGAGGAGATAGGGTTATAGCAAAAGGTACCTCACAAAGACTTCGTGGTCGTTCTCAATTAGGTTTAAGATATACAAAAATTATTCTTGATGACTTTGAATCTGAGTTAAATACAAAAACAGTTGACAGAAGAAGAGAAATTAAAGAATGGGTTATGTCAACAGTTGAACCTGCGTTAGAAAATTCAAAAGGACAAGAAGGTTCAATATGGTTAATTGGAACTATTGTTCATTTTGACTCTTTTTTGCAAACAATATATGATGGTCATATTGAAGCTGAGAGAGATGGAAGACCATATGCTTGGACTGTTATGTACAAGAAAGCTATAGAAGATGGAATTCCTCTTTGGCCTAACTATTTCAGTAAAAAGAAGTTAATGGATATTAGAAGAAGATTCTCAGATATGGGTCTTGTTCATAAATTTGCTCAAGAATATTTAAATGAAGCAAGAGATTTAGATTCTGCAAAATTTAAAATTGATAGAATAAACTATTATAAAGGAAATTTAGAATCCAGAGATGGTTTTAATTATATGATGCTAGACGAGTCTGCTATACCTGTTAATGTATATATGGGAGTAGACTTAGCATATGAGGCAAATTCTACTAGTGACTTTCAAGTTATACTAACTATAGCTATTGATAAAGAAAGAAATATTTATTTAATTGACTATTATAGAGAAAGGTCTCCTTTGTATGATATGCCTCAGAGAATATTTGAATATGCAAAAAGATTTAGCCCTGTTAGAAGGGTGAATGTAGAGAAGGTTGGAGCTCAAGGAGTTATTAAAGATTACGTTAATAAACTTGTTGGAACAGACAGAAGACTTGCTCCTGGGTTAGCACAAGGAATTAGACCTCCTGCTGGTATTAAAAAAGAAGATAGAATAGAAGCTCTTCTTTGTCCTATCGTAAATTCGAGAAAATTCTTTGTTAAAAAAGAACATCAAGAAATAATAGACGAAATGTTTCAGTTTCCAAAAGGTAAGAATGATGACCTTTTAGACGGAATGTGGTATGCTATTAATACGGCAAAACCTCCAAAGAGTTCAGCAATAGACAGAGACAAGTTTGAAGATAAAATGTCAGACAAAGAAGAAAGGATAGCAAGCCAGGTAATATCCTGGATAACTGGACAGAAAATATAATTTATTTTTGTATTGACAAGAATACAAAAAAAGTGTTATTTTTTAGACAAAAACAAAAAGACGGGAGAATATCATAGCTTACGACGAATATAAAGACTTAGACAAGCCTGAAATTAGTCAAAATTTATTTAGAAGATGGAGCGATGCAAGAAAGCAATGGGATGCTGAAGCAAGAAACGCTGTAGACTTTGTAATAGGAAATCACTATACTTCAGATGAATCAAATGCATTACAAGCTGTTGGTCAAGCAGATTTTGTAATAGATAGAGTTTATGCAGCTGTAGATAAATTAAAATCTTTATTAACAGCAAGACCTGCAAGATTTAGCACTATTGGAAGAGAAGATTCTGACAATAAGCTTTCAAATGTTTGGAATACTATATTAGAATATGTATGGGACATATCTAAAGGAGATAGCAGTTTTAAGCAAGTAGTTCACGATTATGCTGTAACTGGTCTTGGATATATGTATGTTTATGTAGACCCAGAAGCTGACTACGGAAGAGGCGAAGTAATGTATAAAAATGTAGACCCTTTTAGAGTCTATGTTGACCCGGCCTCTAGAGATAGATATTTTTCAGATGCTTCTGGAATTATTCTTTCGACGTTTTTGACAAGACAACAATTATTAGATACATATCCTGAATTAGAGGAAGTGATTGATGAGATTGAAGTTGGTGCAGGAAGTTTGTATGGAGAAGATTATCCTAATTCAAACTTAAAAAACAGTCAAAACATATTAACCCCTGCAGAAGCTAAAAGTTTAGACTATCAAGTAAGTCAAAAATTTCAAATACTTGATAGATTTTATAAGGTTAAAGTTCCTTATTATAGATTATTTAATACGGTCGACGGTTCAGAACAAATCGTTGATGGAGAAGTTTATGCTGGCATTATAGAGAATGAAAAGTCAGCTTATGCAATAGAGCAAGGTCTTATAGAGATTGAAGAAGTTATGCAAACAAGAATTGCTCAATGTTGCAGCGTTGGAAATGTTTTATTATTTGAGCGTGTTTTAAACACTGATATCTATCCAATTGTTCCATTTGCGAACATTTGGACCAACACTCCCTATCCGAAGTCAGACGTGAACAAGGTTAAAGATTCTCAAAGACTTTTAAATAAGTTATTTTCTTTAACCTTGTCACACGCTCAGTCTGCAGCAGGATTAAAATTATTAATCCCTGAAGGAAGTGTTGATAATGTTAGTCAGTTAGAAAAAGATTGGGCAAACCCAAATGCGGTTATTGAATATAACCCAGAATTTGGTGAGCCTCACTACCCTCAACCAGCTCCTTTGACAAGTGAGTTTTATTATTTGATTGACAGGGTGGAGAAATATATAGATTTAAATTTTGGTATTCCTGAATTATTACAAGGATTTAAAGAACAGGCTCCTGAGTCAGTAAGAGGAACAATGCTTTTATCTGAAATGGGAGAGTCAAGAGGGAAATCAAAATTAAGAGATATTGAAATAAGTTTAGCTCAAGTTGGGCAAGTAATATACAATTTAGCTAAAGACCATTATAAATTTAAAAAGACTTTTAAAATCGTGCAACCTAACAATGATTTAACTGAATTTACAGTTAATGCAAGATTGTACGACGATAAAACAAACGAATTAATGTCGATTCAAAATGATATATCTTTGGGTCAACACGATATTCGAGTTATATCAGGTTCAACTTTACCGAGTAATAAGGTAGCAGAATATAATATGTACCTTGATGCTTATAAACTTGGCTTGGTGGATGATGTCGAGGTTTTGAAGAAAAGCGAAATCTTTGACAAAGAAGGTGTTCTTCAGAGAAAGAGTCAAATTTCTCAAATGCAGCAATACATTGCACAACTTGAAAATCAAGTGAAGAAGCTTAGCGGAGACCTTCAAACAGCTGAAAGAGAAACTGTAGGTGCTCGTAAACGAGAGAAATTCAAGACTCAGCTTAATGAAGTTCTTACAGATGCTAAGTATAAAGAAAAAGACGGGCAAAGAAGTATACAGCGTTTAGCAGAGCAAATGAGTGACTCTCTTGATGAAGACGAAAAGTTAAGAAAACAAAAACAGAAAAGTCCTGGTTCCGAGTCTTAAGACTAAATCAGGGAAGGGAAAAAAATGGCAGAAAAAGAAAATAAGGTTGAAGGACAAGACCCAATACAGGAAGGCGTAGGAGAAGTTAATGAAACTGTTTCTATCGAAGAACCGCAAGAAGAAGTTGTTGAACAAGAAATGACTGAAGCTATAGATTGGGAAGCTGAAGCTAAAAAGTTTCAATCTATGTATGACAAGAAAACCGTTGAATTGGACAGAAACGTTACAGAGACTGCACAATTACAACAGTTAAAGGGTGTTTTAGAAGACAACCCTAATCTTGTTAATGTTATAGAAAAAGAACTGTCCGGCGAATCTAGTGAGAGTCAAGACACTAATAATTTAAAAGATATGAGTGAATTTGACCCTTGGGAAGCCTTTCACAAGCCTGATTCTCCATCTTATAAACATAGGGTGGCGAACGAAGAAAAGCTTGTGCACGAAACAGTAGATAAAGAGCTTGCTAAATTAAAAGGGCAAATGGCAATGAATAATTTAAGAAATGAATTAGTTCAAAAACATAATCTAGGTTCACAGGATGCTGATGAGTTCATCAACTTTGCAACACAACCTAAAGCAAACCTTCCAATAGATACTTTAATAAAAGTATGGAAAGAGAGCAAGGGTGAAAATGTAAAACCTAACGAGAACAAAGAGGCTGTTAAAAAAGCTAAATCTATTCCTAAGCCAGCTGGAGTTCTTCAGGGCGGAGACGTTCCTAAGAAGAGTGAAACAGACCAAGTTTGGGAATCAATTATGAATGCAGGAAGTTCTGGCAAGCTAGTAAAATAAAATAGTATAACTTATTATAGGAGAACTAGAAATGGCTTACAATCAGAATACATTGAAGCAATCTGATATTAGTGTTTCCACTACTAGCATATCTGGATTTCAGAATCCAGACCAAAGAAAGTTGTATGACTTTTCTGACAGAGTTGCAGAACTTATGCCAGAGGAGTCACCTTTTTTCGTCTACCTAAATAAAGTTGCAAAGAATCCAGTAGATGACCCTGTATTCCGATTTTTGGAAAACAGAACAGTTACTAATTGGACTTCAAGAAACTTTAGTTTAGCGGCGGCAGTTAATGGTGGTTCAGCAGTATCAGCTGGAAGTTCATATGATGTGACTGTTGACGACGGTTCAGGTAGCGCAATATCTTTCCTTACTAAAGGAATGGTTATTGCTGTTAACACTGTTGACTCAACAGCTGGTTGGGCGCAAGTTTTACTAAGAGTTGAATCTGCACCTACAATTGGTTCATCATCTACTACATTTAGTGGTAGTGTTATTGATGTATCTAATTCAAATGTTTCAGGATATAATGTTCTTGCAGATAATGATGCTTGCCAAATTGTTGGTACATCATTTGGAGAAGGAACAGGTTCACCTGACACATTCTCAGATACATTAGATGACGATTATGGGTACACTCAAATCTTTAAAACAGCTTGTGAACTAACTAACACAGCTATTGCAACACGTCATCGTGGTTACGCAAATGAATTTGACAGAATCTGGGCTCAAAAACTCCGTGAACACAAAGTGGACATCGAAAGAGCTATGCTCTTTGGACAACGCGCTCGTGTAAACGGCGTTCAATATACTGAAGGTCTAGTAGGACATATCGTAAAAAATGTTAACCCAGAAGTGGGTGACGGAGCATTAAGCTACTCTTCTGGTAGTGCATACTACAGAAGTGTTGCTCAAGCTGAGTTAACTTACGATAGACTTCTATCAGATATGGAAGTAATATTTGACCCAGCAAGAGGCGGAGCAGGTGAAAGACTTGTTTT